CAGCGAGCGGGCCGACAAAAACTATACCACGCAGCTCTTTTGCGAGGCGCGCTATGGCGCGATCCGCTCTGAGGAAGGCCGCGTGATCAAAATCCTCTGCAACGAGGAAGCCCTGCCGGTCTGATCGGCCGCAACGAGCTGACGCCGGGCGGCCTGATCGCCCGGCTTCCCTTCACCCTTCCCCGCTTCTTACACAAGGAAATCTCTCATGGCTGTTCGTCAAGCTCTCGCCACCGGAATGCCCGATCTCACCGCCGCCAAGCCAGGCAAGGCCGATGTGACCGTAAACCACGGCGCTCTGCGCACGTCCTGTTTCACCGCCGCCATCCTGAATGGTGACAGCATCAACTCCACCTTTGTCGTGGGCCGTCTGCCGTCACACGCGCGCGTCTCGCGCCTGAGCAAAATTCACTCGTCCGGCATTGCCGGGATGACGGATACCGATCTCGGCACGCCGGAAAACCCTCATTGTCTGGTAGATGGCCAGACCCTTGCGGCGACCGGCACCGTGGAAGGCGCTTCTGCAATCCCGGTGGCTGGTGAGGCGCTTGCGCTCTGGCAGCACGCCGGGCTGACGGCTGATCCAAAGCGGGAAATGGACATCATCCTGACCATGAAAACCGCTTCCATCGCCGCCGGGACTGTCACTGTCGATCTCGTCTACATCACCGAATAAGGTGCAGGGCGCATGAGCGAAGAACAATCACGCACCGGGATCGCATCCGCCGCCTTGATGCACCTTGGCCGCGATCCGATAGCTGATCTGGACGCCTCGCGCGACCAGACGGCCGTGATGGTGCGTGAGCGTTATCCGCTTGTGCGCGATGCCCTGCTTCGGTCCTACCCGTGGAATTTTGCCATGCGGTTTGCCGCTCTGCCGGGATCGGCCTTGCCGGTTGCGCAGTTCGGGTTCACCCACAAATGCGCCCTGCCTGCGGGTGGGGCGCAGCTCTATTGCCTGCGGCTCTGGCGGCTCGAAAACAAGGGCATCAAATACCAGGTCCAGGGGCGTTCCCTGCTGGTCTGTGGCGTGCCGCCGATAACAATTGCCTATGTCGGCCGGGTTACGAATGAGGAAGAGTTCGATCCCATGTTCTGCGAGCTCCTGGCGCTCGATCTCGCGCTCGCCCTGGTCAACCGCCTCCCCTCGAATGAGGTCCGCAAGCGCGGCAACGAGCTGCGCCAGGACCGCGCCCGCCTGCGGCGCTCTTCCGCGATGACAGATGCGATGGAAAGCTCGCCCGGCGAGACGACTGGCGGCGACACGGGAAGCTGGCTCGGCGCGCGGAGGCCGCTCTAAATGGAAATGCCAAAGCGCGCGCTTACCGGCGGCGAGGTTGACCCTGATCTGTGGCAAGCCTCTGACCTGAACCCGGTCCGGGTTGCAGCCGCCAAGGTCAGCAACATGATTGTGCGCCAGCGGGGCGGGGTGGAGCGCACCCCAGGCACCGAACACCTCGCAATGGCCAAGACGGCCGCCCGCGTGCGCCTGGCACCCTTCAACCGCTCATCGCAGGCCGCCTATCTGCTGGAACATGGCCCCGGCTATGTGCGCATCTATGATGCCGACATGGCGGCCGGGGATGCAATGGTCGATGAGGTCGCGACCCCTTACGCGGCGGATGATCTGATCTTTCTGCAATGGGCGCAGTCGAACAATGTCCAGTGGATATTCTCTGGCGGGCCGGTCAAGGAGCTGATCCGGTTCCCATTGCCGAGCGTGAGCTTTGGCCTGGTGGACGCCCGCATTGAGAATGGCCCGTTTCTTGATGAGAACGCCAACAAAGCCCTTACCCTGTCGGCAGACGGGGTGACGGGAGTTATCACATTGACCGCCTCTGCGGCGCTGTTTCAGCCTGGCCATGTCGGGGCGTACTTCCGACTGGAAGAGCGAGATGAAATCACCGAGCCGCTGTGGCTTCCTGAAGTCCCGGCTGTAAATCTTCAAATCCGGCGGTTCAACGGCCGCGCCTACCGATCCTTGATCGGCGGTACAACCGGCACGTCCGCCTATCCGCCCGAGCATGAGGTCGGCATTCGCAATGACGGCAACGGGGTCAATTGGGAATATCTGCATTCTGGCTTCGGCATCGTCCGTGTCACCGGATACTCAAGCCCGACTTCGGTTACATGCACCGTCATCAAGAGGCTTCCCGAGGCGCTCGTGACCGCTAACACCTGGCGCTGGCGAGAGGGCGCGTTCTCTGGGGTGCGCGGTTATCCGACCACCGGCGCGCTTTACAAAAATGCACTCTGGATGGCGGGCACGCCCTTTGAGCCCTACCGCCTGCACAAATCTGCGATTGATGGCTTCAACGATTTTGAGCCTGGCGTGTTGGATGACAGCGCCCTGACCCGCGATCTGGTGGACGGCGCAACCGAGGCCGTGCGCTGGCTCTGCCCTGCCAAGGTGATGATGATCGGCACCGATGGGCCGGAATGGGTGGCGCGCCCTGACCAGACCGGCGACACTGTGCGGGTCAATAACCTGATCACTGAGCCCGAGACGAATGAGGGATCATCGGAAATTCCGGGGCTGGCCGTGGGAAACCGCACGATCTTCACCGATGCGGGCCGCCGCCGCCTTCTGTCCACCGGCTTCGATCTGCGCAGCGACGGCTGGACCCCGGCCGATCTTTCGCTCCTGGCCGCGCATATCCTTGGCCCTGGTGTTATTGAGACGTGCTATCAGCGCAACCCCTGGCCGCTGATCTGGTGTCTGCTTGAGGACGGCACGCTTGCCGCCCTCACTTATCTGCCCGAGCAAGACGTGCTCGCCTGGCACCGGCATAACGTGGGCGATCCGATCGAAAGCATTGCTGTGCTCAAGGTCGAGGGCGGCCGCCGTGAAACCCTGTTCATGGCTGTGCGGCGTGACGGCTTGGTGCAGATCGAGCGCATGTTTGACCGCCACCGGCCCGAGATTGGCCAGGGGATCGCTGATGCACAATATCTGCAAGCGGCCGTGACCTATGATCTCGGAGTGCCCGCAACCGTCTTTGCCGGGCTGGATCACCTTGAAGGCCGGGAGGTCATCGCCCTGGTCGATGGCAACTCGCACCCGCCGGTGACGGTCACGGGCGGCGTGGCCACGCTCAATTTTGCCGGATCAAAAGTCATCATCGGCCTGCGCTACCGCAGCCAATACGACACTTTGCCCTTTGATATGGGCATGCCTGATCTGGCTCAAACGCCCAAAAACAAGCGTGTGTCGGATCTGGCAATAGCCTTTCGTGCATCCATGGGCGGCTCGATCTTCATGGGCGGCAAGGAGCAAGCGGTCTTTCAGTTGGGGGCTACGCCGCTCGATGCAGCGCCCGCCCTCTTTGACGGCGTGCGCAATGTGTTTCCGCCGGGCTCCGAGGACACGGCGCAGATTTCCTACGTCAACGATACCGCCTGGCCTGCGACGATCACGGCGATTTTCCCAGAATACGAGGTTTGAGCGATGGGCTTTACACCCTTGATGCTGATCGGAAGCGGTCTTTCGGCCGCTGGTCAGGTCGCGGGCGGGATCGGCGCGGGCCGGGCCGCCAAGATAAACGCCGCCAACCAGGACGCGCAGGCCGACCAGCTAGAGACGAAAACCGCCGCCGATGTGGGGGCCGCCCGCCGCAGCTTTGACAAGTTTCGCGGGGCGCTGCGTGGCGATATTGCAGCCTATGGTGGATCGGCCAAGCGTGGCACGGGGCTTTTGCTGGCGCAGGAGGCCGAGCGCGCGGCCAAGCTCGATGAGCTCAACATCATTGTGGACGGCAAGAACCAGGCACAGGCGATCCGTGCGGGTGCAGCGATGACGCGGTACGAGGGCAAGAACGCCCGAACCCAAGGCATCCTTGGCGGGCTCGGCACCGCGATCAAAGGCTATGGCGACTTTAGAGAAATGCGGGGCTGATCATGGCAATTCGGGACTACCGCCCTCAAACCACAGCCCCCGGCCCTGCCCGCGTGCGCGAGCTCGGCGCGCCCGACACGCGGGGCATCCAGCAGCTCGGCGGCGCGATCGCCGATGTGGGGGCCACGCTGGAAAACGCACGCCAGGAGGTCGAGGTAAACGACGCCCGCCTTGCCCTGACCGAAGGGCTCGGCGCGCTCAACGCCGAGCTGACGACTGACATGGATTTCAGGACCATGCGCGCGCGCTATGGCGAGCGTCTCGGCGCGCTGGAAAAATCCGTGCTTGATGGGGTCAGCACACCCCGGCAGAAAGCGCGGATGCAGCTCGAAATTGCGCAATCGAAAGTGGCGGCCAAGGCGCGGGTCTATGCGCGCGAGAATGAGCTGTCGGGGGGGCATGCGCGGGCGACATTGAGCCGAACCCTGCGCGCCACCGCAAATGCCGTGCCAACGGCCGCCACGCCGGAAGAAGCTGAGATTGCCTATAACCGCGGGCTGGAAGCGATCGCCTCTCTGGAAACCGCGGGGCACCTGACGGCAGAGCAGGCCGAGGCGGCGCGGGTCGAGCTGGATGGCGATATCTCTGTGGGCATGACGCTCGGTGCGATCAACACCGATCCGCGCGCGGCCGCAACCGAGCTGGCCAAACCGGGCGCATACGGGCTCGATGAGACGGAGCGGCAACGCTATCTGGCCACCGCCACGCGGGCGGCAGAACAGACCGAAACCCTCAAGAAATCGGTGCTTGAGCGCGAGGTCGATACTGCGCGCGGCCTTCTCGTGCGGGGTGCGCCCGTTGCGCCGGAGGATATCGCCCGCTTGCGCGAGGAAGCCACCGGCACCGAATATGCGCCCAAGCTGGAAGGCGCGCTTCTGGCCAGCCAGCAGCTCGGAAACTTCTATGCTGCAACCTCGGCCGAGCGAACCGCCCTGATCGAGCAGACCCGCGCGCGGGGGATAAAGGTGGATGACGCGAGTGTTGACGGGGCCTTTTTGTCGTCGCTGGAAGCGATCGACGCCGAGGCCAAGCGCGAGCTGGCCGCTGATCCGGTCAGCTATGCCATGAAAGCGGGTGTGCCGGGGGCCGCACCGCTCGATCTGGGCAATCAGCAAAGTGTCAATGCCCGCATGGCCCTGATCGGTGTCTTGAAAAACGACTATGGGGCCAGCGGCTTTGTGCTGACCAAGGAAGAGCGGGCAAATTTCAAGGAGGTCGCGAATGAGGGATCGGTTGATGACCAGCTCGCATTTGTCGTGTCGGCAATTGACGGCTTCGGCCCTGGGGCTTCTGTCGTGTTCAAGGAAATTGACGGTCTTGATCCGGTTGTGCAGCGCGCGGGAAACCTCGTTTTCGAGACGGGCAGCACGGACGTTGCCAAGATCATCCTTTCCGGCCGAAAGGCGATGGCGGCGGGCGATGAGCTCCGCACCCCGAGCGAGGAAGCCCTTGCGGTGTTCGAGGAAACGATTGACGGCACGGTTGGCGCGCAGCCCGGCCGCCGCGAGGAAGTGATCGAGGCGGCAAAGGCGTATTATGCGCACATGGCCCCCGGCAAGGTCACGCTGAACGATCCTGGATCACAGGTCGATCTGCTTGGCCAGGCCGTACAGGCGGTTATGGGTGGCGTCACGGTGGGCGGGACGCAGTTCGGCGGCGTGCAGGACGTGAACGGGCTGCGGGTCAAACTGCCCCCTACACTGGACCGCAAGAGCGCCACGCGGCTTGTGCGCGAGGCGACCGATGCAAACTGGAAAGCCGCCTCTCTGACCGGCAACCTGCCGCATGAGGGCAAGACGCCTGTGACGCCTGAAAATGCCGTGCTGATGTGGGTTGAGGGCACAACCTACCGGCTCGGCGTCAAGTCACGGCGCGGCGAGGTCGAATGGTATCAAGACCCTGGCACGAGCAACGGGTTTTTCTATGTCGATATTGACCGGCTTTCGGTCGATTTCCTGAAAAATCCGGCCGCCAAGCCCGCGCCTGCCGCGCCCGCCAGCCAGCGCAACAGAACGGGATATGCGGAATGAGGGGCAAGGATGATGCGGTGATCGCCTCGGCCGAGGCCGATCTTGCGGCGATGGAAAATCCCGGTGCGCCCAAAGCGGTAAAGCTGCGCGCGCCAATGGACATGACGGCGGCCAGCGCGCCACGCAAAATGCCTGACGTGTCCACCGGCGAGATCATCGCGGCCGGTGCGCAGGCCGAGGCGATCGAAACCGATTACTGGTTTCTGACCGATCGGGAATACAGCGACCGGCTTGATAAGCTGAT